ATTTAATCTTGTAAATTATGCACAGAATAATGGTAATGGTCCTCTCTATGGTAAGGATGCGTACGCTGAAACAGTTTGGAATCAAAGAAAGACTACAGAAATGCAACTAGAAGTTGCACATAGAACTTTATTTGCAGGAGATAGACAGCAGAGAGAACCTTTAGGATCACTTGACGGTCCTCTATACAAAACTTTTACACTAGAGAATGGTGCTATTGAAGTTGTAATTGGATCTCGTTATGATGATGGAAGTGATACAGCTGCGAATCAGTTTGATCTAGGTGATGCTAAGGTATGGATTCAAAGTCTAAACTTTATTGATAAACCTGCAGGATGGCAAGGATTCAAATCATATATCTTAGAACTTCCCACTGGTTTGACAGCAGAAGGAAACGCATCAGATAGTCAGTTATTAGCAGCAGGGTTCGGGGCATGGATTCAACCCCTATTAGATAATGGTAAACTTATCTTTGATGATTTACCAGCAGCAAATAAGGGAGGGTATAACCCTGTCACTTATGGTACTATCATGCTGAACATCTATGGTACTAGTAGCACTACCAATGCACAGAAGTATGTTGTAGCAAACAAGACAGACCCAGAAACATTTGCAGTTGATCATCCTGCATGGAGCACATGGGCAAATCAGTATATGGTATGGGTAAACGATAAAGAATGTACTCTTCCAGATGAACAACAGGAAATCGTATACAATATTAATTTCCCTGTATCAGGACACTATATTTTTGAGGTAGCATCAGACAATATCACAACCATTTCAATTGATGGTGAAATGATTCTGGATGATAACGGTGTGATCAGAAGTTTTACAGACTTTGCAAACGCACCTACTGTCTTCCAATATCCTGTCACGAGTGGTACTAGACGCATGGTTGTTAGATGTACTAACGTTGATAATGGATTCAGTGATTGGCAAAGAAATCCTGGTGGGTGGGGCATTCGTATCTCTAGCACAGGACAACAACCACCAATATTGGCAGGAGGATCAGCACAAGCAGCATTTGATTCCAATGGTAATATTGTGGTAACTGGTAGTGGTACTTGTTCTATTACAGCAGAACTAGATTGGAATGATAATCCTAATACTCCTGGTCTAGCACTAGGAAGTATTCAGTATGGCACTAAGACATGGACACAAACAGGTACAAATGGTAGACAGACAAGAACTCTAACTGTCACTGCACCTACGACAGTCAATCTAAATGTTACACAGGGTACAGGTTATGGTGGATATGTTGTCCAGAATAATAATCAGGAATTATGTTTCAAAAATGGTGTTCGTACAAATTATTTGGCATACAGTCCTAACGTAAGAATTAATCGTGCAGATGGATCTACTGAATTCCCTGTCAATTTAGGATTCCCTGATGCTTCAAATGAAACACAATACTTTCACCCTATTGTTAGAGCAGTCGCTGAAGAGTATACGAGTGGTAGATTTGGACGTACAGGAACTTATCCTGGCCGCGGCCGACCACCTGATCTTGTAGGACTGACTAGTTATGTTGATGCTTACATTAATAATGGTGGGTCATTGACTGATAATCCTGTCAACTCAACCATTTTCAACACAATTAAAGCTTCCATCGCAACTAACTATACAAATAATCCATTGGGTAATGAAGGAGATCTTGCAGACATAGCAAGTGTTGAATTTCCTACACCTGATTGTAATGCATTGTTTAAGATTACTCAGGTAGCAAACCAAGTACAAACTACTGCTGGTATTCCTGATCTATTTCAGATTTATAATAAGGATGATGAGTATCAAACTGTATCACTGGGTGAGTTTGTAGAGAATGAAGATGGAAATGCATTTGGGTTCTCTAGTGATGGAGACCTGATAGGTCCTACTGATTATACTATGCAGGGTGGTAATGGTACTGGTCTCATTCTGAACATTACTATTCAAGGTGTTCAAGATGGATCAGATTTTGATTCCAGACTTAGAATTAATAGTGTAACTTCTTTTGGTACAGGATATGAGGCAGGAGATCTTCTTACTATACCAGGAATCCCTTACAACCCTGCTCCAATTAAATTGTTCTCTGCAACAGAGACTATAGATAACAGTGCAGGTGAAATTTTCAATACCAGACAAGGTGTTGGAACATATCTATACAAAGAAGGACAACAAGTCACTGCGAATGATCCTATTCCTGGTGTCAATTCTATTGTCTTTACTACACTAACACTTGAGGTTGCACACCGTCCAACTGGATACTCTACCTCAGGATGCTCTACTTATACTGACAGCACTAGCACTGATGGTATTCAGTACGTTAAAATTCCAGATAACAATGGATGTACTTTGAAACATCTTGGTGGTAATCAGGCCACAAGTGGTTGCGGATCCTTTAGGGTTCGTGTTATAGTAGATGGTGTAGATATAATTAATGAGTATCGTTCCAATTGGTCTACGAAAGACTCGTCTCTTGACGCTAGTATAAATCCTAATTCAAATGTTACTGTCATAGTATCGGATGGTAACCAAGCGAATGCAGGTGACGATACATCCACTAAGTTTGAGATCATATCAAAAACTAGTAACCAACGTGTCCAATTAATCACATGCAGATTTGAACCCAGAACATAATGGACTTACCAAAAATTCCTAAAGAAGACTTACCTGAAGAGATTCAGGAACAAATTGAAGGAGACACTGCAGAGTTTGAAGCTCTTGGTTCTCCTGAAGATCTCATGCAAAAGAGAACTCAAAAGAAAAGTGAGAGACAAATGCAAAAGACCATTGATGAACTCACCTCTCTAAATAAGATCTTCAAGCAGAGACAGAACATGTCTGAAAAACAATTCAATAGAAAGGTCAAGAAGAACCAACGCTACTACAAGTCATCCTTATATGACATCAAAAAATTAGGAGACTGAGAATGTATGAAGACTTAAATTGTTTTGAAGAGGCACTGAAACATTTCGGTACTAGAGTTGATGTCTATTGTTCTTTGCAACTTGGTGGTAAGATGACTGCTGAAGAAGCATATCAAGCGATCAAAGATGAACTCAAAGAGATGAAGAGATGTCGTAAGAAGTGGAAGAAGGATCCCGAAATTCTTTACGAAGATTGCGGATACTAAAACGAAATTCACTTTTTGTTTACCAAAAAGTCGGAAAAAAATTCCCGCCAAAAATTTGACCCCTATAGTTTTTTTATGAGACCTGAAACACGAGAATCAATGGAGAATCTGTTTCATGCTAAATGGAACCTTCCAAAAGCAGCAGAGCATTGTAACCTAACTACTAAGGAGATGAAGATCACATTCAATGAGTATTGTGCCTTTCATCCTCCAACTTGGGCAGTTGACAAAGCGTCCTAACAATGGTAATATATACAGTACGGAACTAATACCCTCACATGTCTAGAAAATTTGAAATTTATACCCGAAGTGGTTGTCCCTATTGCGACAGAATCAAGAAAGTTCTGACAGGTAAGGGTCAGCAGTTCACCGAACACAAACTCGGTTCCTCATTTGACAGAGAAGGTTTCTACCAACGATTTGGTAGAGGTACAACCTTCCCCCAAGTTATTATGGACGGAAAGAGACTCGGAGGTTGCTCAGAGTCAGTAAAATACCTCGTAGAGAACAAGATTATCTAACTAAATAATTGAAGTTCACTATTAAGGAGGTAGGTTTTCCAAACATACATATAATCATAGGGGGGAAACCATGTTAATTGCACTAACCACTCTGATTGTTATCGGAGCGTTTATCCTAGGGATTACGGTCTCTTGGTTGGCAAAAGGATACGTTGAAGATTACATTGAAAACGCAGCGTATGCTAAGTCAGTTACCCATCCAGAAATGTTGGATGAAGATGGTAACATCTTACACGATGAACTCATCTACATCAGACCACAAAGCGTCTGGGAAGAAACTGATGACGATGACGATGAAATTTAACTAAAACCATGGCACGAAAAACTGATGTGAATTCTTTGTTAGTTAGCGAAGTTCTTAAAAAAGTATCTAATGCTAAGACAAAGAAAGAAAAAATTGATTTGTTACAAACCTACAATACAGATGCTCTCAGAGCGATTCTCATCGCCAACTATGATGAGAGCATTGTGACGGTTATGCCTGAGGGTGATGTTCCTTACGAACCTAACGAAGCACCAGCAGGCACAGAACATACAAGACTCGCAAAAGAGTACAAGAAATTATACCGTTTCTTCAAGGGTGGCGACGATAAATTGCCCATGCTGAAGAAAGAATCACTATTCATTCAACTCCTAGAAGGTTTGCATGAAAGCGAAGCAGAAGTTGTAGTTCTTGCAAAAGATAAGAATCTACAAAAGAAATATAGAATCACTTCTGCTGTTGTAAAAGAAGCTTTTCCGCAAATCAAATGGGGTAACCGATGACAAAAGAGAAGATTACTATTCTCAGAGAGAAGTGCGATCCATCTTTATCAAATGATATCAATTTACCATGCAATTCCTATCTTGTGGAATATATGGATGGTGAGAAGCAGTGCTTTGACATTACACAATGTGGTAAGACTGTTGATCTATTTGATCATTATTATGACACCTACAAAAAAGGTTTCAAAACATTTAATCAAACCGCAGGTACAAGGAATCCAAAATTATGGGTAGATCCGCAGGGGGCGAAGGTAAAACCCAAAAAATGAGCGTTTACTTCAGTCCTAAGAAAGCAGCAGAGCAAAAGACTCAGGAAACTGAGGAAGAACTACGCGAGGTTCAAGAGGAACAAGAACGCTATGAAAATTCTAAAAGAGTAGCATCAATTTTATTTCAGTTGTTTGCTGACCCCTTAATTGTTATGCTACTATGGAACTGGTTAGTACCAGGTCTATTTGGTCTAGCAGTAATAGGATACTGGCAGGGATTTGGTCTCTGTTGGATCTGCAGAATATTATTCCAACGCAAATTTTATTAATAATGAAAGTCTGTAAAGTTTCAGTAACTCCCGAAGCGGAGCAAACAATTGGTTACATCGCTCGTGTGAGCAATCCTTCTAATCAGGACAACCCTAAGGTAGAAGGATTATTGAAATATTGCATCAAACATGGTCACTGGAGTGTGTTTGAGCAGGCATCTTTGACTGTTGAAATTAATACTACAAGAGCAATCGCAGCACAAATTCTGAGGCACCGTTCATTTACATTCCAAGAGTTTTCGCAACGCTATGCAGACTCTTCAATGCTAGGTGAAACTATTCCATTGCCACATTTGAGAACTCAAGATACTAAGAACAGACAGAATAGTATTGACGACCTTGATCCTTTTAAGAATCAAACATATCAAATCTTGATGCAAGATCACTTCAAGAAGAGTATGGATCTCTACAAACGTATGCTTGATGATGGTATTGCAAAAGAGTGTGCTAGAAACGTGCTTCCCATGTGTACACCAACAAGAATGTACATGACAGGAAATATTCGCAACTGGATTCATTATATTGAATTGCGTACTGGAAATGGTACACAGAAAGAACATAAAGATATTGCTGATGCAATCAAAAAGATTTTTATCTGTGAATTTCCTGTCATCTCTCGTGCTTTAGACTGGTGTAGAGATGAATGTGCTTGCGAAGAAGAATACACGGATGTTCAACCCTGTATCATGATTAATCCATGAAGTTCTTTACTGAAGAAGATTTTGAAGTAAATGATGATCTCTCCGTTGAAACTTGTGATTTCAACGGGGAATATTTTATTTTTGTAGATAATTTTTTTAGGTATCCAGACAGAGTAAGAGATTACGTTGCACAGAGTGGAATTAAGAGTAATCGTAATCAAAAACAACAACTATCTGCAAGCGTAGGAGATACATACCTGAATGGTATCAATTTCTATGATGGTAAGTTCTATGCTGAACGTTGTTCTGATCCTAAACCTGTAGAGTTAAATCTATATGAGTATATGGGAAGAATTCTTGACGTTAAGATGGATCCCGTGAGAATGTTCTCATGGAGAGTCTTTAATCAGTTTCAAGAAGTAGATATCAGTAAAGACAAACCATATTTTTGGCCACATACTGACAAATGTTATAATTGTATGGTATACTTAAACC